TGGAGCGTTCGGACATCATACCACACATGGCAACGCGAGGACATTTACCGAAAAATGGAAGTTGTCCCTCTAAGCTGAGAACCCCTGATGACTGGGTGAACGTCCATCTACCATCGACCCACTCGGAACCCCAACCGATGCGTATTTTTTTAGGAACGGGTAGGTATAGCTGATCAAGAACTTCAGCCTTCAGTGTACCGGGATCCGTTTCCATGATTTCCTTGGTGAGATTACATATCACACACGAAACTGTTTTTTTATCAGATAAAACGACGGGCTGTAAATCCCATTTGGTCATCGCCGCGATTTCCAAATCATTACCCACGTCTATGGGTCGATCATACTCGAGAAGAACATTAATCGCTCCGTACGTGCTATTATTTATCTTTCTTTTCGCGTCGGGTCCCCAATTATCTCCGATCAAGTGTATTGCCGGACTATTATCCACACACAAAAACAAATATCCATCGTCGATGACGAGATCGTTCGAAAACGTCGCAGAGTATCCGTCATCCCTGTACGTGACATCTTTTAATTCCATGTTGAACACAAACGTCGCACCCGCATTTTTAACCGCACGTTCCATAGCGTCGCACATGACTTTTCCAGAAACTTTTTGTGTGTATTCTTTCGATAGGGCAACGTGATCAATACTCTTGACGAGTTCAAAAATCGACATGACGTCCCACGTGACACCATCGACCACGAGTGTGAGATGTTCGATAAAATGTTTACCTTTGTCCGACAATCCCTTGACAGCCTCTTTCACAGTGACACTTTTGTACATCGATGGTACGGTCAACACTTTAACAAATAAATAAATCAGTTCCAGGTAATCGGACGCCGATAGGGACCGAGACATGAATATCATGAAACTTTCTTTCGTACTGGGTTCGAATATATCGTTCCACTCGATACCCATTTCCCTGAACAAAGAGTGTGTGTTTACGAACGCCCTGTCAAAAACAATTCGATGCGCGTGAAGATCTCGAACGATAGTGTCGGGCTCCCACCATGACCCACCCGCGGATGGTTTACGATCATAAATAATAACCTCGTAATTTTTAGACCTAAGTAATTCCCAAGCTAACGATAATCCAGTCGGCCCTGCGCCAACGATATGAATTCGCATTATTATAACTGACATAATATTTATTTGTATATTGTAAGAATGGCACTATGTATAGCTTCGAGTGTCTCACCAGTTTCTCGAAAAATCAAAACATGGAAATTTGCGTCAGAATTCCTGGTACGAAAATCATTTACGAAAGACCAGGCATCGTTCGGTCGTTGGACCCGTGATCAACTGGTAGAACTTGGACCAACATTTATAAAACTTGGTCAGATTGCATCAGCGCGGACAGATTTATATCCACTCGAATTTGTTAAACAATTGGAAACGTTACAGGACGATGTTCCCCCGATCGATGATATCATGTCGTGTATAGATACATCACATTTCATACAATTTGATAAAACTCCGTACAAATCCGCGAGCATTGGACAGGTTCATAAAGCAACCCTGACCGACGGAACAGATGTTGTCGTGAAAGTAAAACGACCGGGTATATACGATATCATGAAAGAAGATACGGACAACATTGTAAAAATTGTCGAATTTCTTGAGCGTGTTGGAATCGATACCGGTACAAGTACGAGTTATGTTTTAAACGAGTCGATCGAATATTTACTGAACGAAACGGATTATAGACGCGAAACGAAAGATGCGATCATGTTTGGTGAAGCGATGAAAAATGTAGAGTGGATAAAAATACCACACGTGTACGAAGATAAATGTAACGATGATATGATCGTCATGGAATATGTATTTTCAAATAAACTGACTGAAATTCCCGACGACAATGTAAACAGAAAAAAAATTTGCGAAGCGCTTATTCAGTCATATCTAATCCAAACGATGGAAAAGGGATTTTTTCACGCGGATCCTCATCCCGGAAATCTCGGCTTCTCTCCGGAGGGGAAACTTGTATTTTACGATTTTGGGTTAATCATACCCTTATCGACTGTATTAATGGAGGGGTTCAAAGAACTATTTGTATGTATAATAGATCGTGATACGAGAGGTATTGTGGATATACTTATTCGTCTTGGTGTTATTACACCAACAACAAACGACACTGACGATATCGAACTTTTTTTTAAAACGACACTAAACTATCTCGAAACATTGGACGGTTCGAGTGTAAAAAATGATATAATGAACGACGAGTTACTTTTATCACTGGCACAGACGAAACCATTTCTCGTGCCCACGTCTTTCATCTATCTCGCCAAAACATTTTCGACGATCGAAGGAACGTGTGTTTCGTTAGATCCTAATTTTACATATTACGAATATCTTGAACCTATGATTCAATCACAGGTTTCTGATGTAATTGATTTACGAAAAATGTTGATGACGACAATAGAGATGCCGACAAAAATACGTGATATAAATGTAGCTGTACTCGGTTTGGAGAAATCGAGGACAACCATGAAGCGGTCTATGGAAAAAACCAGACGTGAAGTTCGAGATGTGCAGTACAGTGTTGTCTCTACCATTGTCGCACTCAATCTATTCGAACATGGTTATAAGAGTGAATGTGTGATATTGATGATCATCGCTGGGTTTATTACTTTTCGTAAAAATCGATAGACTTGGTCGTGGTGGTTGTGGGTGTCGCCGTGGACGACTCCTTCTTGGAGAAGAACGATTTGTGTTCCTCGAAAATAGTAGAGGCGCGCTTCTTTTCTTCATCGACGATGTTCTTGAGAGCGTCCGTGAGTTTGTTAAGTTGGGGTTTGCGCTTGTTGGACATATCTTTTCCAAACTTCGAAAGCCTTTCCTGCGTCGACGCCATCATAATCGTGGGAGTGGAGAGCATAGCAATCATTTTACTCTATAGAGATATTTTATCTTTAAGTCCGAGCCGTTCAAGTTTTTCATTAAATTCCCTGCGTTCTCCCGGAGATTTAATTTCTACACCAGTTTTTAGAGATTCAATTTCCGGACCCGTGAGCTGAATAGCATTCACTCTAAAATCGATAAACGCCTTCATAGAAATGGGAACGAGAGGTTCTACCAGTTTATAAATGGCGTTGGCGTACTCTCGAATTTCTTTTTGAGCATGTGAATCCATTCTGAGATGAAGATAGTGAAGAAGATTGTGAAGATTAATCTTCCAGTAAAATTCGGTATATGTGGACTGGGGAAGATTCCCCCTAGCCTGTTCACGACAACATCCATCCTGTAAAAGTTTTTCGTAGATATCGAACGATTGAGAAAGATGAGAACTCATGGCAGTTTTATCGATGTCTACGACACCTTCCGAGCCTTGGTGATTCACCGTAGACTGTCCTCTAAATGTCTCCGGTTCGTAATATTCTTTAGGAACTACGGAATAACGAGCGGAAAGTTCGTTCACACTAGCCGTGCGATGACGTAAGTGCTGACGAGCGATGTAGATAGGCATTTTAATATGAAACTTAAACTCTACCATCTCAAATGGCGTCGTGTGCCAATGGCGCATCAGGTATCGTATAAGTCCAGTATCACCTCGAGAAGTCGTCGTTCCGTCGCCGTACGAGACTCTAGCGGCTTGTACGATAGAATTGTCAAGATCTTGGCGTGGCATATGGTCAACAAGTCTGACAAACCCATGATCGAGCACCTTATATTCCATAATATTTTATAAACGGATCTTTTCTTTAAGAGTTTAAAACAAAGATTCATATATACATATATGGAACCCTCATTAGATACATGGATTCAAATTCGTGACGACACAAAAAAATTTAATTTACCATATTTTTCTTATCGTATATGTTGTAATCAAAAAATAAATGGAGAACGTTCGTTGTTACGTTCGATAATTAAAAATACTCCTAATGCGGTGATATTTGACGTGGGTGCGACGGGGTCACAAATTCCAGATGAAGTGAATGACAATACACAAGTACATTTATTTGACCCAGAATTTAAACCTTCCGGAGACGCATTCATCGGTGAATCTACATATGTGATGTATAAAGAACAAGTTGATTATTCCACACCAAATGTACATGTAAACATGTATGGATTGAACGATTCCGATAGTACTATTCGTGATTATTGTGAAGCGCGTGACATTTCTCATATACACTTTTTGAAAATTGATACGGATGGACACGATTTGGGGGTTTTGAACGGTCTCGGAAATGTAAGTGTCGATATGATTCAGTTTGAATATGATAATTTTTATAAAAAATATAATTTGGACATAAACGATATGTTTAATAAATTGAAAGGGTGGCACTTTTTTTACATTTTACCATCCGGACTTTTACCAATAAAAACTATGCGGGATGATTATATTTACACGAATATTTTTGCTTCGAAGGAATATCCTCGTGAGATTATAAAAGACTACGTACCCATGATGAATGATACCACTGTCATGACAAAACATGTCGGAGAGTTTATGTGCGAAATGTTTTGGGAAATGCGTGGTGTAAATTCAGAAAATTTTAAAAATAATCATTGCATCTCGATTGAAGATGAGGACAGAATTGATACAAACTGGGATCTTGGTAGAGCTCTCAGACATTATCACGGTTTATATTCAAGATAAATCCGCGACGAGATCATCTATCGACCTGTAATATCGTTTAAGATCTTTCATAAACCGTTTATTGTTTTCAAGATATTCACACTCGGGTTTATTTTTATATATCCACGCTAAATTACACTTTGAATATTTTGTTCGTTTCTGATTATCATTTGGTTTGCGTGGTACAAGTTTTTTATTCACCTTTTTGACAGCTTTTTTCGGCTCGACGCGTTTCGTGAAACTCAAAGCTTGCATGACTGTGTCTGCCAAATCATCCTTTTTCTTCGATGCGTTAAATATTGGGAGCCAGTGTGCATTGTTTTCGTGGGTCTCTATGAACACTTTACACCTCTCGATGGCCGTCTTTTTTCTTTTTAAATATTGCGCCCGACCAGGACCCGCGACGTCGGGTATTTTAAATCGCGCGTCGTATATGATCGTTTCAGATTGTGGCGCTTTAATCACAAAATATGCGTGAAGAAAATGCATGACAGAAACCATTTTTTTGTTTCTGTCGGGTTGCTTTTCGATCAAAATTATTTGTGAATCCAAAACCCATGGACGTTCATCTAAGTGTTTTCTTAAAGAGATGTATATTCCATCTTTATGTTCGGGTGGTATTCCCGAGACGTCCCACTGTACTACAAGGTTTGACGTCTCGTCGAATTGACACATCGCGAGGTTTCTAATACCTACGTCTATACTAAGTATCATGTGTATATAAAGAAAGTATTTTCTTTAATATCATTCGTTATTTTTTTGTTATTAGGACGAAAATAATTATACATATCAAAATGACGACAGAAATACCGCCCGTTTGTAAAATTTTGTTATTAAATTCAAGTTTCGCATCTTCTTCCATTCTCTGCTGTTGTCTCGTATTATTCATGATGATGGGTGCGATGTCTCCCGCGGGTCAAGGTGCGATAAGTAAGTGTGCTTAAAGAATAATTTCAGATTATATGTATGTCGTGGTGTTGGTGGTGTTGTCACGATTTTAAAGGTACGCCTTTAACAATGCCTCTTAAATATGATGATAGACGCAAAACGTTTACAACATCGGGACGTTTTTGTTCGTGGAGTTGTATGAAATCATATGCTTTAGATACGAAGGGGTTGACACAGGGGAGTATCGTATGTGGTAATATGATCATTATGCGTAAAAAATTATTTGGAAAGTTTGGTTCGATTAAACCCGCACCCCCGAGACAAAGTCTGATTGAATTCGGTGGTATGATGAGTATAGACGAATTCAGAGAAAACAACTCTGTAGATACTGAAGAGCGAATAGAAGAAATTACATGCGAACCAGAACCCAGTATAGTGGTACCCGCTATTACAAACAATGCGAAAATGTATGAAATAAAGGGGGCTGTGGGTACAAATGAGCCATTACGACTCAAACGCGCAAAACCTTTGAAACGCGACCAGAATAACTTAGAATCTGTACTGGGCTTGATTGTTAAACCAAAGTCGTAGTACAATTTAAACATGTGTCACCCGCAAATACGAATGAACATCGGGAACATTCGTTGAGTGTTTTGATTTTTCTCTTCTGGAGCTTATTATGCGAATACATAATAAGATCCTTGATTGTATATATCCCGTATGCTACCATAGTCTCAAGTGTGGGAAACTTCATTATTATTTGAAACAGCTGCAAGCCTTATTTACCTTTAGCATGACGGCAAAACTATCGATCATGGGAGGAACCATGCTCTTTAAAACCGTCTCAAGTTCGGTATCTTCATCACCCGCCTCGAGCTGTTCGATGACGGAATAAATGAGATCGATGACGAGATCCTTCTTTTCGGGACCGGTGATAGTCTTGATTTTCTGAACATCCATCATCAATGTGGATACGAGACCACAGATGTTATCTTTGTTAATTCCAGATTTCTTATACTTATTCACGAGACGCGTGATACGTTCTACGAGAACGGCATTGTCTTTAGACTTGATAGCATACGACTGTAAAATGGATTCCATTTATATAGTTCAATATTAAAATCTTTAATTATATAAATGACTGATGGTACGACAAATGCGATCGCCGGTGCCGCCCTGGCACTTGGTTTGACACAGATGATGATAAATATGAAAAATATTTACGAGACGGACGATGTGAGTTCGTTCACGTATCCTTACGTGTTACTCGGAATTTCGGCCAGTACGATGTGGTTAGTATATCAGTTTAGAAAAGGTTCGAACTATTCTGTCGTATACTCCAGTGTGGCTTTACTCTCACAATTATATATTTTACAGAGGTTATCGTCTAAGGAAAAGGTCAAAGCGGAAACGAAATGAAGAATCCGAATCTTTTCTTCGAACGATAGTTTCCCAACGTTTCTAATCACATGAACTATAAGCATACACACTATATACGTAGCTTCATGTGGTTTCATATTAATACCCACCGAAATAATTACCGTAATATCTACGAGAGTCGGCGTTGTACATAAACATTGAAAATCCGGTGATAATGGCGATACACGACACGATTATACCCGCAATTACGGATCCCATGTTTATTTTATGTTTTTGTTCATCTTTTTCGCATTTTTCATCGCTGATAATCTGATACGAAAAAATAGAAGATATTAATCCCGCAATACCGGAAATAATAAAGAATGGAGGGGCTGCAGATCTCCATGGACCGGTCATCAAATCGAGGACGGGTCTTAATATAAGTGTCGCTGCAAACGTAATACCGATCGTGAGAACGTGCGACAAATACATTTTTCGGTTGTCATATTTTGGGTCACCCTGGATTTCTGTACACTCGATATATTTGTTTATACCCGTGTAAGATACCCATGCGAGAAGACCTACAACCATCGCTATTCCAACCAACGAAGGTGCGGACATATTACCCATATTCGCTTTACTTTACGGTTATATTTTATTGTGGGGTGATACTTTCAATGTTTCGTCCAAGTGTCTGGAACGTTCCGTTGGGAAGAGTGGGACCAATGGGTTTGCCTATGTATTTATTGTACGCCTGTATACCACCAGTGGTCTGTCCGTACGCGAGAAAGCCCATACCCAAAGCCGTCATAAGAACCGCGACACTCATGGCAATGATAACGAAAGTTTTGTTGTTGGTTGTATCTTCACACCCCTCGGCATTTTGAAGCTGATAAGAGAATACAGACGCAATAATACCGAGTACTCCGACCAGAATTGCGATGGCGGGCATACCGACACGACCGGGACCAGATATCATACTCGACATCTTGAAAAGTATGAGAGTGGCGGGTACTGTCAACATTATCGTGAGTGTTTGACTGAGAAACATTTTACGGTTCTCGAACTTGTCGACACCCTGAACAGCTTCACACTTTTTGTACTGACCAATACCGATCGACGCGATGGCAACGTAAATGGCACCAAGAACAGCCGTGAGCAGAATGACTCTCATATTAATTTCATCCATTGTTTATTCTATGCTGAGAAATTTAATCTATTCACCATTTTTTTAGCCGCGTCCATTCTAAATGTAAGATCTGTTCCGGCCCACTGAATGAGAAAATCTCCCTCCTGCCACTGACCATCTGTACCTAAAATATCGTTATATGTATTTCTTCTCATTAATCTTGGTGAATTTTTATAATCATACGAGTTCATAACTCTTTGTGGTAATATTTTACTAATTCTACTCCACATCGCACTACCACCGGGTTTCATACCACTCTCCTCTAAGTGTGATCCCACGAGAAGATCCTGAATCAATTGATTTTCGAAAAGATACCAGTGGCGATATACCGGTAAACCGGCGATGATAGTATTAATGAAACATTTTCCCATATCCGTATTTTTTATGAGCATGTTTCCACAGTTTGTACCATTACAATCCACTGGAACCATAAAATGTGTATCCGGATCTGCGTATTTTTGTATTATATTTTCGAGTTTTATGTCCATGTTTGTTATCATACAATCCGTTTCCGATGAAAAAATCCATTCGGCGTTAGGATATAACTGCATAGCTTTTCGTATCGCGTAAATTTTACTCCATCCAATAGGAATGTGATCATCGGGTATCGGTGGTTCTCCAGCTTTTACTGGTTTACCAATGATAGATTCCCCTCCATCTTCTAAGTGATAAAGTGTGTATCCATGTTTTTCACAATATATTTTTCTATTCTGTTCGACGGTGATATCCGCCAATGGTTTATAAGTATAATCATTCACTGTCACTAACACGAATGACATATGTACTTGTGTCATGTTATCTTTATATAAAGAGACTGCTGTATATTTATAAAATGTTGAGTGTGTACGAAACCGTGGTACGCGTTGCTCATAAAAATAAAATAGGTCATGTTGGAAGTTGTTTGACGACGGTCCCCATTATAGAGCATATTTTCAAAACTAAAAAACCAGATGATGTAGTCGTTTTGAGTTCTGGTCATGCTGGAATTGCCCTGTATGCAGCATTGGAAGTATACGAAGGAAAGGATGCGAACGAATTGTATCTAAAACATGGTGTACACCCAAATCGTGATGTAGAAAATGGCATCTCGGTGTCAACCGGTTCACTTGGGTGTGGAATTTTACTAGCAGTTGGACACGCTGTGGCGGATAGAACACGCGATGTTCACGTTATTATTTCCGATGGAGAGTGTGCGGAAGGTTCGGTGTGGGAAGCTCTCGCTTATATTCACAAGGCAAACTTGAACAACTGTAAGGTACATGTCAATATAAATGGATACTCTGCGTACGATTCTGTAAATAAGTGGTATTTATGGCTTCGTTTGAAGGCATTTGATTGGAGAACGCGTGTATGGTTCACACAAAACCCCGATTTTACATTCCTAAAAGGTTTACAAGCTCATTATCATGTACTTTCTAACGAGGATAAAGAAGAAATGTTACATAAACATAATGCGTAGAGACTTTGCTAAAAAACTTCACGAATACATGACAACACACCCCAACGTGTATTTGTTAACAGCTGATCTGGGATATGGTGTTTTAGATAAAATACGCAAAGACTTTCCAGATAGAGCTTTAAACGTAGGATCATCTGAAATGTTAATGATCGGTAGTGCTATAGGTTTAGCACAAAACGGATTTGTTCCGGTATGTTATTCAATTACACCATTTTTGTTATTTAGACCATTTGAACTTTTACGAACATATGTTAACAACGAAGAAGTTAACATAAAATTGGTGGGTTCTGGTAGAGATGATGATTATTCACATGACGGATTTTCACACTGGGCCGGTGATGATATTAAAATTATGAAAACACTGGATAAGATTAAATTGTACAAACCCGATTTACTAACGGATGAGGTGTTTACATCTTTCATGGAAAACGTATCACCTTCATACATTAATTTAATTCGGTAGTACTCGTTCGGATACGTAGGGAGTATCTAGAACACCCGGAATATTTACGGTATATGTCGCTCCGAAATAAACAGCCCACTCCGATAAAAGTTTTGGTGTATCGTATACGAGATCCAGTTCTTTGGTTGAACATTCACCGTTTACATATTTTTTAACTATAGATAAAACATCCTCCACATCTATCATATCAAAATATTTATCCTTTTCTATGATGATGTGACCATCCCGTTTACATATACTTTTGAATCTGTCCCTGTACATAGAACTTCCGTCACCTGATCCGTAACAACCAAACACTCTCAATGTGTATACATTTGGTATGTGTTGAATTCTTTTTTCTATCATCCATTTCGATAAACCATAAGGTTTTGAAGGTGGATTACCCGATTTCGCAGCACCACTTGACATGTATATTAGTTTACGTTTAAACACACGTGTAACGTTTTCAAACATGAGTATGTTGTCGTGTGTAACGTCGCCCGTTTCTTCTACTAACATACTTCCACCTTTTACCGCGCAATGAACAACTACATCAAAATGAAATGTGTTAAAAAATGTTTCAACCGCTTCTTGATCAGTTAAATCTAAATCTTGTCTCGATATACCAACCCAATCCGGGCATTTTGTTGTGAAATATTTTCCCATAAATCCATTGGATCCCAATACCGCGACTTTCATTTAAAAGAAATATGTTTATATTCTTTAATGAATGTTCTCGTAACTGGGGGTTGTGGTTTCATTGCATCAAATTTTTTAAATAGTATGAAAGAGAGGTACCCGGATATACATTTTGTGAATATAGACAAACTCGACTATTGTTCCAATATTCATAATGTAAACCCAGGCGTTGCCACATTTGTAAAAGGAAACGTTGGAAACAAGGAACTTATCGAACATTTAATAGAGAAATATTCGTTTCGTGCCATTTTTCATTTTGCTGCGCAGAGTCATGTAGATAATTCATTCGAAAATGCCCTCTCATTTACTATAGATAACACACACGCCACCCACGTTTTGATAGAAGCGTGTAGGCGTCACATACCAGATGTAGAGTTTATACACTTTAGCACAGACGAAGTTTATGGTGAATCAAAGAAGGATGAACCATTCACGGAAGATGAAGGTGTTCTTAGACCGACAAATCCATATGCCGCGTCTAAAGCGGCGGCGGAAATGATCGTTCGTTCCTATATCGAGTCGTTTAATATGAACATAAAAGTTATCCGTTGTAACAACGTGTACGGACCCAAACAATATCCAGAAAAATTAATACCAAAATTTAAAAGATTGTTGAGGGAAGGTAAACCGTGTACGATTCATGGAAAAAATTGTGCGAACATTAAGCGAGCATTCATGCACGTTGATGACGTCGTGAATGCTGTTGATATTGTGTGGAAAAGGGGTACACCCGGCGAAATCTACAATATCGCATCGGATGATGAGCTAACTGTTATTGAAGTGACATATTTAATCATAGAAACGGTCATTGGAACCACTGATTATGATAATTGGATTACTTATGTTGAAGATAGACCCTTTAACGACACGCGTTATTTCATATGTGCGGATAAACTGAAATCTATTGGATGGCGCCAAGAAAAAACGAGGGAAGATATTAAAGCGTTTTTAAAATCAGAGTAACGTGTCGTAAAATTGTTTACCATCGGGGGATACATATTTTCCATTTTCCCATCTACTATCCTGTTTGTGTACAGATTTTATATGCCACAACGCTATAATCGGGTTTGCCTGAATTTTCACGACAGTTTTAGCTCCCTTCACACTTTCGTGTAACTTATTGTCATATTGAATATTTTCTGGATCATTTTTAAAAATTCGAGGTTGATAATCTGGCCAATTTATCCAATCCATTTCATTCACTTTAAAATCATGCTTGTTCAACCACTCTCGTGTAGACCCGGGGTGTATGTTTATTCTAGGAATAATAATCATATCCGCACCACTTTCTTTTATAGTATCTTTAATACCACTGATTAACAATTCTTTTGGCATTTCATCCGCGTCTATCACGAAAATATATTGACCAGTACACTTCTTTATATGATAATTCCTGTGCTTAGAAAAATCTCCACAAAATTCTCGTGTGTTAAGAACAATATCATTCTTAAAATTTTCAAGAACATTTTTAGTGTGTATATCCGTGTGAAGTGTGTCGAGAAGAATGTTAATTTCGTCTTCGGGATCTTTAACACTTTTTAAAAATGAAATCAAATTAAAAAGCTCTTTCGACTCGTTACACACACATATGGCGTATGAAATCTTCATGTATGTGTAACGGTGATTTCTTTTAAGTATAGATTAAAATGTCGGGAGCGGGGTTCGAACCCGCGAGACTTGCGCCAGACGATCTTAAGTCGTCCCCCTTAGACCACTCGGGCATCCCGACAAACTATATACACAATTTTCTTTTAAGTGCGTTTATACGTATCATAAAAGATACGAAATTATTATAGATGTTGGTCGCGTTATCTTCAACTCCTAAAATAAACCCTCAGGCTGATTATATAAAATTGAAAAAAAGACTGAATAAAAGCACATTAGGTTATGGCTCGGCTATAGCAGCTTCATATTTTATAGCGAAGGGTGCAGATGAGGGTGTCTCCGCGACATTGGGTGTTTTGACTTCGTTCGCGTATTTAAATAGCCTTTCCAGACATGTTGATAATATCGAACATTCACCTATTCAAAAACAGATACTATTTCCAGTGGGGACTGCCATTTTTGAAACGATGTGGAACAAAGCACCATTCGCATTTGATTTTGATTACAGTGCTACGTTTATAGGATTTTTAGCTTATAAATTTGCTCTCACCACAGTTTTGTTTGAAACGGTCCGTGAAATTTTACTCATGGACAGTAAAACATATTACGATACGTCAGAAAAGGTGTATAATGATCTTAGCGAAGACGACGAAGTTCGCGAGCAATACGTAACGCCGCACGGGGAGAAGCTTGGTTGACGGCCGCCAACGCTTTGTTCTGCTCATAAGACACACGATTTTGTATCGCCACTTTGGCGTTCCTCCTGGCACGTTGAACAGCGGTTGGACTGGGGATCCTGGTAGTCATCTTCTTCATAAAGTTGGCAGCAACCTTCCTGTCAAGGGCCTTCTTCTCAGCGCGCTTCTTGGCGGCAGCCATCTTCTTGGCGGCAGCCATCTTCTTGGCTAGGGGAACATTGTTCGTGTCTTGGGGAGAGTTCTTGGCACGCGCCCTGATGGCACCACAGAGCTCACTGACAGTCTTCTTCTCTGTGCTAATACCATACTTCTTGGCAACCTTCACCACCTCATCCTTCTTGTAGAGACGACATTTCTTACGACCAATCTTGAGATCACCCGCCCTGTCTACGGATACGAGTACTGGAGTCATTTATATTTTAATAATATTTTTTTTCCAATATAGTATATGTACGCCATTCCAAATTTTATTTTTAAAGTTATAGAGGGGCGAATACAAGTGACTGATGTACACTCCAAAAGAGATTTAAAACGTTTACAAAATTTATCACACGTTGTAAAACGCGTGATGAATAATCCCGAAAAAATTCGTAAAAGTTTAAAGAAGAGTAACAATTTTAAATAAATGTTTTGTTGTACCAAACGCATTTTGTCCGGAACGGACGATTCGATTCCCATTTTCGATCTTAATAAATATGAAGGGTATGCGAAGATAACGAGTGTATACGACGGTGACACGTTTAATGCGTGTATTCTACTACATGGTCGAGTGGTGAAGTTCAAGTTTCGTACACTTGGATACGATTCACCTGAAATCAAACCTTCGTTAGATTTAGAAAATCGTAAATTACATATCGAACAGGCGAAACTTGCGCGTGACATGTTTAAACGTGAATGTGGTTTCGATGATCACGCACCTCATCAAGTCTGGAACCCTTTCATGTGTAGAAACAAAGTAAATGGATGGGTGTGGATTTCGTGTGCGAAAAATGACAAGTATGGACGTCCACTTGTCACCGTATATAGAAACAAATATGACGATGTATCAGTGAATGATAAAATGATATCACATGGAATTGTTAACGTGTACGACGGGAAAAAGAAGGCGTCGTTTAATACGAATACCATTCACATTAGAATTTAAAAATATAAGATGTTATTAACAAAGATGCTACCGGTGATTATTTTTTATGGATTGCTTTTAACATTTAGACCTCGACCTCGACCAAAAGAAAAATCTAACAAGTGAGTTCTTCCATGCGCGTAATCTTACCAGTCTGCAAAAACTCATCGATCTTATTGGCAATACCCTTTCCAATACCGTCGACTTTTTGAGGACCCTGCGCAAGCTCGGCACCACTCGTTACTTCAAAATCGAGGTTTCGGATGGCATCAGCCGCGTGCCTATACGCGCGAACCCTGTATTTGTCTTGAGATCCATGTGGTTCGGCTTCGAGAGAAGCGAGTGCGTCAAGTGCCCATGCGACCTCTTCATTCGTGGATGTGGGAACGAATGTGACCGTCTTTTTAGATTTCCTGATCTTACCAGTTTCGATGAACTCGTTAATCTTCTTAGCAATGCTTTTGCCAATACCTGGAATTTTGTTGGGTCCCTGAGCAAGTTCATTTCCATCAGTCACTTCGAAACCCAAAGAGAAGATAGATTCAGCCGCGTTTTCGTATGCTCTGCGCTTATACGGATCGCTTTCATGACTCGCATAATTTTCAATAGCGTCACACAAACCCGTGTTGTACGAGATGAAGAAATCTTCATCTTCCGATTCTTGTTCATCGATATATTCATCAATCTTCGTAGCGATAGATTTACCGATACCCCTGAGGTGAATGACACTTTCACCGGATTCAACTTCGTAATCAAGGGTGGAGATGGTACCCGCGGCTTGGCGATACGCCGCCGTTTTGTAAAAATCGGAAGTCATCTCACCCAGTTCAAGAAGACGATCGACGATTCCCTGATTCATACACGTTTGAGTCACGTGCGCGGTTTTGTCATACAAGGTTTGGTTCTTGAGATCGTTAAGTTCATTGAGTGTGGCGACTTTCTCTCGGTTGGCCTGGGTGAGAAGCTCCTTGAGTTGCTCGATTTTGGTTCGAGACTCATCATTGAGCTTCTCAAGCTTGAGGATATAGTTGGTGACGGAAGTAGAGTTCATGTTTTGAAATGTATAAAATATCATATTTTTCATTTGACTTAGGTTAAAGATTGTGAAAGAAGTAGTTCTATGCAAATAATTCGTACATTCGGTCTTGTACCATATTTGTTTCATTTTTTACACACAGGTTCTATTGTATCTTTCATTGTATTCAATAATGGAATTTTATTTCATGCACTACTCCCAAATAATTCTGTGATGAAATGGTTTGACATACTTTGTAATTCGATGTTAGTGTTGTACGTAAATATTTGTGTCGTGAATATATTCGTATTCACTTTGACGAATGTGGCATGTTTGGTTTTTTTCTGGAACTCGAGGAATGTTACACATGAACCAACTAAAGCCATTTTACATGTCACGGGAGTTCAATGGATTTTATTTAACGCATTGAAACTCTCTGGATACTAATATAGAGAGGTAAATGTATATGAAAAATAGATGAGTGCAGTACTCGTTCATGATGTGGTCACTTTGGGATTTCTTCTTCCATTTGCGTGTATGTGTTTCGCAGAGGTTGCGTTCAATTATACCGTTTATCCCCTATTTATTACACATGCTCTTATTTTTCACATGGCTTTCGATCTCGCGTGGATGTTTATTCAACCCACAATAATTCCAAATCTTCGAGGATTTATCGCCGCACACCATTTTGCCGCACTCAGTCTTCTTCTACACCCCATCGTTAGACCAGAAGAATCGCAGCTCGTAGCCTATTCGGGTCTCATTGAATTTGATACATCACTCCTACTTCTCCGTCGCCTATTTAAGAGGTCTAAATTGTTCAATAGGATGTATCTCATTTCGAATGTTGTATTGAGAGTATGGTATGAAACCCTATTGACAATTCTGTTTTGGAATTATTTCAAATACGAGGAGTTTTGGTTACGACTTCACATCATGAGTGGTCAGATATTCATCAATCTATTTAGCTATGGTATCTGCGTAATGACGTATACAAAACAAATGCGAATTAAAGATAAGAAAAGCTCTTAATCAAATGATAGCTCTTGCTAAGCCTTTAACAATTCAATACCCCCGTGTCAAGTTACAAACCAAGAAGAATATCACCAAACGTTCTGTTCGTACGACTCGTGTACAAGCCGCTCTCCCCGACACCGATCTCATAAACTATGCTACATTTCAACTTGCTTCGTGGGTACTGCCCATGTCGATAGCCGGTCGTTTACTCAAAATGGAATATCCAGAAATTGCCGTCGGTCTTGTGGCGATTGGTGTTGCGAAAACAGTTCTCGCATCCAACGGTATTATTCATTATTGAAGATACTAAAGAAAAGACACTTTATTTAGTAAAATGCCACCACTTTTTATTACACCCGTGAGAAATGTTAAACTTCGCGCCATCGTTGACCCTGCTCAGTACGATTTCGAGGTGAATGCGGCTAGAAAATTGAAGTTCACATCCGCGTCGAAACATAAGCCCAAGTCTATCATGGTAAATCACACCATTCGTAATGATAATGGTGTCATCTATGATCCTGACCAATACGATGAGGAAGAAAATAAAATGCGTCATGTAAACAAGACAAAGTCTATTGACGAACTTCGTGATGTTTTTGATTGGTAATTTCCAAGTTAAAATTCTTATCAAACTTTCCTAGACGTATTTTACCTTCGTCTACTAGATGTTTGATTTTCTTTCCAACTTCCAGGTTTTCGTTATAAGCGTCGACCGCCCTCGGGTCTTCTGGAAGATTAGGCATGAATGCCATGAACGTCATCATTTTTTGTGCTATGGTGAGTGATTTGTCCTGCATAACACGTTTCATAGGTTCGGGAATGTTATCGATGTTCATTATATTCACACAATCTTTTTACTTTTTAGGGATTACGCGGGGTTTTTTTGGTTTTTTAGCTTTACGATCTTTCACATGTTTTGCGAGTCCAACGACAGCGGCACTTTGAGCGACAGTAGAAATGAGAGCTCCTGTGCATATGGGACACGGCATATATTTATTCTATGACATTTTTTAATATCAAGTATTCAAGATGTACCACCAAGGAGAAGTGAATTCTGAGAACCTAAGTCGCGAAAAAACTACACATTTTTCATCTAAAAAAACTACCACACCATGCAAACTTACAACATCACCATGACTACTCCTAACACTGGCACTCGCACCGCGATCGTCCGTCTTCGGCGCACTCACCAATTTCCCAAGCCCTCAATGAAGAATTTCACCGTTTTTGACTACCTAACGAAATTTCGTAAAGGCTATTGGAGTCGTCCTTTTATCCAGCGCAACCCAGATACCTGGCCAGACGATCACTATCGTGAGCTTATTGAAAGCATTTTCAACAACATCGTAACAAGCCCATTTATTGGTTCGGAGCATGCTATTCTTGATGTAAAGCTCCTCGACGGTGGACACCGCACAGAAGCCATTTTGAGGTTTCTTGATGACAAGTTCCCGATCACCTGTCCAACATCTGGCGAGGACCGTAAGTTCTCAGAACTCAGTGATGATGACAAAGCCATATTTATGGATAAGGACCTCAGTTTTCTCATCTACAAGGGACTCAGTAGTTTGGAGGAAGAGACGTTGTATTTCAAAATTAACAACTCACTCCCATTCACCCCCGGTGAGATTGTAAACGGCTACAGTACGATTCCGATTTGTGCACTGGCCAGGCAGCTTGGTGACGATTACGCACCCAAACTTAAAGAGTTGTTCGTTCGCGGGATTGAGGGTCAAAACCTTCGCGCGGACAGCTCTAACCTCATGCTTATGATTTTGAGGAACTTTCACCAAAGGAAGATCGTGAAAGGCGAAAAGATGACCAAGAACGAAGAGTTGAAGAAGATTTGTGAAGAATTTCGGGGCATGGATATTGACACCGAGAACCTTATCTACAACACCAGATGTATGTTTGACCTTCTCGAAGCCAAACAGGTTGACCACCCCTATCTCCTCATGATTTTGCCCACCATCCAGGCTATAATGATGAAGCACAACATTGGGATGAGTCCAAATACTGACGGTGAGGATCGGATTCCACTCTTTGCCGATGTTTTGGCTAAATTCTTCTATGAAATCGAGAAGTGCGACCATCAACTCAACTCCAAGTGGCAGTCCCTGAAGAGAAAGCCGGAAGATCCCAACATCCAAGGGGTGCAGAACCCTTCCAGCACTGCCAACTGTAACAAACGAGCAGGGATTTTCTCGGAGTGGCTTGAGTTAAATAATCCCAACCTTCCCTAGATGGCAGCATTTTTATAAAAATCAGTTATTTTCCGCGTAATAGTAATGCTTAATAAACACCTAAGTCAGTTCGGCACCCTCGTAAAATGTCAAATTAAAAAGCTCAAGATGAATTCAACCCATTTTATTACGACAATGCCCAACAACTTCCGCGGACCCACTGTGGTTTCCGTAACGCGCTCAATCGAAGATATTCACAACAACATCATTTGTCGCATTCGCACTCAAATGCCTTGGGATCGAATTCTAACCCGTGACGGGAGGTCACACGAATCTGAGAGAGAATACATCTATCATCTCAAACAAGCAATCATCGATGAAGGTGGTGAAATAACTGGTCACACTGGAACTCAGCAGCCTAGGGATATTCGTGGTGTTAAATATCCGGGTATTGATGACATCTTTGAATACGAGGCTAAGAAAATCAATGGTAAAACGGGTGATTTCTGTCTCAACGACACCATTCCAAATGGAGACAATGTCCACTACATCTTTCTTCGAGTTCACGGACAGTCAGTTGACATCTGTAAAGCAAGTGAGCTTGTAAACGATGAGTATGTCACACCAGATCATTATTCTACGGCACTTGACGAATTGAGTGATTGTGTAGAGCGAATGCGCTCTAGGGGCAATTCCGCTGAAGTCTCCAACTTTCAGGAACTGTTTCGTATTACGGTAAAGCTCTTGGAGGTTGCAGTAAAATCTGGAATGATGTCACTCTATGATTACGGTCAATTGTTCAAGTTCGCGACGACCTTTGGATTTTTCAAATCAAGGCCACGTCCTAATTGGTTTCTTTCCACTAGGTTCCTCAATCGCCTTCGAGAATAGGATGATGAGGTTCCCCTAAACATTCTTAAGGAGAGATTGACTCAACAATCCTCTGAATAAGTGGCGGTGGAACTGCATTCCCCAGTTGGACCACCTGATCTTTCCAAGACCCTTCCATCACGTAGTCTTTCGGAAATCCCTGAATCTGTTTGAGTTCGTCAACCGTGTATGGTCGCAAATAATAAGCATTCTTCACTTTTTGTGCCACGAAAAGACGTGGTTGATGGTCGTATGTGGAGATGATAGTTTTACTAGGCATTGTAATGTCAACTATTTCGCAGTGAATTGGAGATACCCGTTTACCAAATGAGAATCCATATTTTCCCACCTTTTTTCCATTGTATTCCAGATCTCGTTGTTTAACCCTATCGATTAGATACGGGTGAACCGAATCATCTAAGGCATTTATAGCTTGTTTCAGTAAAGCCTTGTAAGTAGCAGGATCGGGTGAATTAACTGCATCCATAGCAAGCTTACGAGATTTGGTATCTGACTGTTCATGTGTTACATCACCCTTCAAAATACTCTCTTCCTTTACACCAGCTTTTGTTATGAGTTCTTTTGGTACTTTTATAGTACCTTCCATATTAAATTCAAGAATGTTCTTAAGAGATACGTCAACATCTAGTTCATCGGGCCACTTATGCACGTAGTTTGGATCTTTCCAACCTACGATGATGAGTCGTTCACGTTGTTGGGGTACTCCGTACTTTACGACAGGAAACAGTTTATATTCACACGTATATCCAATATCTTTGAAAGCTTTTTCTATAACATCTATGAAATTTTCACCCGTACTTGTCTTCCGTGAAAGCAGACCTTTTACATTTTCACCGATGATAAAATCTGGTTCAATGTTTTTAGTAGCGCGAACAAAATCGAGATACAATTGTCCCCGAGTGTCGTCAGCTCTCTTCTTACCCGCATGTGAAAAGCTTTGACATGGGAAACCTGCGAAAATGACCTTTACTTTTCCTTTGAGTTCCTTGAACTTCTCATTGGGTATCTTGGTGATATCTCCACCTATACATTTTGAATTTGGAAAATTGGCTTCATGTGTTTTCTGGAATGACGGGTTGATCTCGGAGTACCACTTGACATCTAATCCAGCGTTCTTCATTCCTAGGGTATCACCCCCACATCCCGAAAAGAGGGAAAGAGCGCTCATATATGACTATCAATTTTACTTTTTAAATATATATTACGCGTCTCGTGAAATGGTATGAAAAAAGTTAAAGTTTGGTCAGATTCACCTCATACTCCAACTCCTCCACCACGGGGTCGTTTCGATAGTCCTCTTTGTAATAAATCTTTTTGATTCCACTACTCACCAAAGCCTTGTAGCAGTTGAGACATGGGTAATGGGTCACGTACGCCACACAATCATCGATGGAGGCACCCCTCTTCGCCGCATCCGTGATTGCGTTAATCTCCGCATGTATCGTCGCTTGTTCGTGACCATCCCTGACGATGGACTTGTGTTCGCACCCACCTAGAAATCCATTGTAGCCCATGCTGATAAGCCTATTGTTCTTCACGAGGACACACCCCACTTTCAGTCGCTCACATGGAGACCGCACAGATGCGAGTTCGGCAGTCTGCATGAAGTAATCGTCCCAAGAGATTCTGGACATTTACATCCTAAGTTGATTAAAGCTTTAAACCGAAAAGTATATTAAGATGGGTAAATATGATCGACCAAGTTTAATAGAGTTTTGTGATAACAACGCCGTTGTCTTGGATGTCATACCAGACAAATGTAATGGCGAAACAAGAGTTAGTGGTCAATGTCTAATCGAAAATTGTGATGGTCATTTTGAAAAAAATATTGGTCAGATATTTGACACAAGTGGACCGTATTGTAAAGAATGCTCTACCAAACGACGCGTGGAAAAAACTGCGAAAACCAACCTAGAGAAATATGGGGCAAAATGTTCTTTTCAAAATGAAGATGTTAGAAATAAATATAAGGAAAATATGATGAAGAAAAATGGAGTAGAAAATCCGTCTCATATCCCAACAGTAATAGTCAAAAGAAAAGAAACAACCATGACAAACCATGGTGTAGGATGTTCTTTTCAAAGTGAAGAAGTGAAGAAAAAAATAAGAGAAACAAACCTGGAACGATATAACGTAGAAAATCCCGCACAAAATGAAGACATAAAACAAAAGATGAAAGATACATGTTTGGAGCGGTATAATACACCGTACTCTCTCCAAAACATTGATGTACGACAAAAGATAAAAGATACAAACATGTCAAATCATGGTGTGGAGTATGCATCTCAACGTGAGGATGTGAAACAAAAAATAAAAGAAAGCTTTATTGAAAATTACGGTGCATCAAACCCCATGAAAAATGAAGTTATAAAAGAGAAACTTAAAAAAACAAACTTGGAACGACATGGTGTTGAATGGGGTCTTCAAAATCCCGAGATTTTGGAGCGTAACCAGAAAGCTCGATTTAAACGAAAACTATATATAACACCTTCTGGTAAAGAGTGGTATTTACAAGGGTATGAACCCTTAGTTGCATCAAAAATAATAGAAGAGTATGGAGAAGAAAATATAACACCAGACATCAAAATCGTTCCACGCATACCATGGTTCGATGAAGATGGAAAGGAACGTTACTATTTCTGCGATTTCTATGTAGACTCACATAAACTTATTATAGAAGTAAAGAGTGATTATACAGAAAAAATAAACGCTGATAAAATCCAGAGAACTCGAAAAGCAAGTAACGAACTTGGTTATGATTTTCGACTTATCGTGTTGAACAAAGATGGTGAGTGGGTAGAAGATGTCACTTCCTCAAGTCAGCATCAGCCGTGTAATACGTCTTCCCCTTAGTGGCGAAGCTGTGCACCCTAGCATACCCCCACGCCTGTGGAGACGCACCTGGGCGGTGTCCCGTTCTCCACGCAGCGAGTCCCCTGTTGTAGATGGTCTTCACGGTCTTTAGAGGAATCTTAGTAGCCTTAGCAATTTCAAACGCCAATGAGACCTCCGCGGCGGTGTCCCGCGGCGAGAATGGTTGTTTGAAGATAGGTAAGACGACCAAATCTAATCCTCTAGAACGAGTACGTCAATTTAAAACAGGTGTATCTGTCCCATGGAAAGTTGAAATGCTCATTAGGGTTCCCAGTAGTAAGATAGACTATATCGATAATCAGATCAAAAAAATGCTTGAACCATACAGCGTCAAGAAGGATGGTGGTACCGAATTTTTCAACCTGACACCTGAAGGTCTATCAGTTTTTAAAACCATGTTTCTCTTCCATTATACAGATTGTACAGAAGTTGACCAGGTCGAAATAGCTGAAATGGAGAACAAACCGAACACTACACGGGGTAAACCAAGAAAACGTGGGAACAATGACGGTCTTCCGCGAGGGTATTCGAAAGCCTATGAACTTTCCCTTAAAACTAAGCGTATCCATTTTGTGAAAAAATTTAGAATCCCACCGTTCGCTGGAAGAAATGGTATATTAGAAACTACCCCACTAGACATAAGTGATGCGAATTCCATAAAGATTTGGTTGGATGAACTGCGATACATTACTAAACAATATAAGAACAAGTATTATAATGGTCAGGATAACAAAATTTCTGATGTCACATTGGGTAACGGGAGTCTTAAAGCATTTCTAGGAAATTATATTTAACGCAGATTTTTGATGGCTTAAAAAATAAAGTGTATACTCATACATGACTCATAAATTTGTAGATCTCTTCTGTGGTATCGGATCTTTTCATTATTCTTTCAATAAAATGGGTTGGGAGTGTGTTTTAGCATCGGACAATGATGAAACCGTGCACGATGTGTATGAGAAAAATTACGGTATGAAACCAGTTGGAGATATCTATGATATTGATACAGATGATATACCAGACTATGACGTATTGTGTGGCGGTTTCCCGTGTCAACCGTTTTCAAATGCAGGGAAGCATGGTGGATTTACTGATGAACGAGGTGTGCTTTTTTTGGAGATTATACGATTGATGGAAGCCGCTAAACCCAAAGTTGTCGTTCTTGAAAATGTGTCCGCTCTAAAAACTCACGATAAGGGTAAGACGTTCAAAACAATATGCGAACTGATCGAAGAACAGGAGTACACAGTTCATCACAAAGTTCTGAAGTGTTCGAATTACGGACTTCCGCAGATGAGAAAACGCATTTTTATGGTGTGTGTCAGAAACGATATTAAACATGACGTAGATATTTTTGATCTTAAGGAATATGAAAAGGAGATGACAATGAAAGAGTATCTCGGTAAAAACTTCGAAAAGAAACACGCATATACAATTCGATGTGGAGGGGCGCGTTCTCCTATCACAAGTAGACAGAATTGGGATGGGTACACGGTAGATGGAAACACGTACCGTCTAACGATACAAGATGCCAAGAAGTTACAGGGATTTGACGATAATTTCCACCTAAGTGAAGACAAGAAAGATAATAAAAACACATGGAGATATCTTGGAAATACTATTCCAACCAGATTTACCGAGATAATCGGATATAAAGTTAAAGCTATACTGGAAAGTCATGAACAAAGCTCTCAAAGAATGGGATCTTGATAAAAAAAATGAAAGTGATCAAAATGTTATTAATAATTTGCGCAGTGCTTTACCTTCGTGTACTTTTTCGGAACAAGAACTTTTAAAATTATATGCTACATCTATAAGTACTTTTCAAAGTAAAAAATGCAAAAATGGGAAGAATTTCGAATCTATAATTGAGAATCAGTTACATGTAAATGGTATACCATTTGTTTCACAGGTAGCCATAAACAAATGTGGTATAATAATAGGGACTGGAACTACAATTGGGGATCATGCGCACACACTTGATATATTAGTTGGCGCCAATTCAATCGATTTGATAAAAGGGAAACACATAACTGATTACACGGTGATAAGCTGTAAAACCTCAGTTCGTGAAAGATGGAATCAAGATCAATGGACGTTTGAGCATAAACCAAAATTGTATATATTGTGCACACTTTCCGCTGACTACCCAAATTCAGCAAAATTTCAAGAGGGTACGACTAGAAAAATTGCCACAAATAAAGTTAAGAAGAAGGATGACCGAAAATATAAATTAGATCTGGAAGATTTTTTGAACGAGATTGTAGTAAATTACATTTTAGATACAATTTTTTAATAAATCAACGTAAATCCTTATCCGCCGTGTAGTACGTCTTCCCCTTAGTTACAAAGCTGTGCACCCTCGCGTATCCCCACGCCTGCGGAGAGGCTCCCGGACGATGCCCGGTTCTCCACGCGGCGAGACCCCTATTGTAGACCGTCTTGAGAGTCTTCAAAGGCACGCCAGTAGCCTTAGCAATTTCAGGTAGAGATTTGACCCCTGGGTACATCTTTCTAAACTTTTGCGTGTAGGAAGAAGTCTTTGTTTTCTGTCCCTCGTCCGTCTTGAAATTGGAATAGTCTTTCTTGAGCATCTTCTTGTACCTAGTCTCCACATCTTTGAGTGTGGTGAGCCCCCTGAAATATTTGAGGGGTGCATAGACTTTACCTTCTTTTCCACGCAGTTGCCCCACCTTCTTGGTGATGGCAGCATCAGTAAGAGGCATCTTATCTAATATAAAGATTAAAATCTCCATTATAAAAATGTTAGCCGTTGGACACACAAATCTTCAGATTTATAATGTAGCTGGAAAGCGCGTGCGTAGACGAACGTATTCAATTAAGCCGCGTGAAAAGGATGTCATCATCAAGCAGTTGCGCGAAGAGAATGAAAAATATAAAAATGCTCATAAAAAAATTAAGATGTTTACCAAATGGAACAAACGCTCCAACACGTCGTCTATGAATGACATCGATAGTATCATTTCTGTAATTGAAGAACTATACGGTGACTCGGCATTTGAAAAGTGATCACTTATTTTTTAGATATTTGATAGCCATCCATATACTGGGATATGTGCGATTTCCAAGTTTAACCCTTCCTGTGTTTGGATTGTAGTACCCCGTGTATCCATTGAAAGTTGCCTTGTGTAAATCACTCATATAAAAAATATGAGATAATAATAATCAATCGGATGGGGTTGTCAATTATTATGGGAAATATGTTTTCTGGTAAAACTTCAGAACTTATTCGTCGACTTAAGCGTTTAAAAGTCATTGGGAAAAAGATCATCGTAATTAATTCTGCGAAGGATACACGTTCACCCGACGAAGTTTTAAAAACACATGATAATGTCAAGTTCGATTGTTTCAAAGCGTATCACTTATTTGAACTCATAAACAGGGATGAGTATGATGACGCGGATATTGTCGCCATAGACGAGGCACAATTTTTTCCAGATTTGAAAAAGTTTGTCGAGTGTTCACTTTATGTAAATAAATCTGTCATCATCGCGGGTCTCGACGCAGATTCGTTTCAGAGAAAGTTTGGTCAATTGATAGAGTGTATTCCACTCGCGTCCGAAGTGACAAAACTTTCGGCCCTCTGTATGTGTTGTAAAGACGGAACACCCGGTCCATTCACGAAACGAATGGTGGATGATAAAACGTTAGAACTTATTGGGGGGAGTGATATGTATAGTGCCGTATGTAGAAAGCACCTTAACTCATAAAGATCCACCTCGTAAACGGAGGACTAAATGAAGTGTCGATTCTTTTTGAATGTTGTAATCAGCGAGTGTTCGCCCATCTTCAAGTTGTTTACCGGCAAAAATGAGACGTTGTTGGTCGGGAGGAATACCTTCCTTATCCTGAATTTTAGCTTTGATGTTATCGATCGTATCGGATTGTTCAACTTCAAGTGTAATTGTTTTTCCTGTCAACGTTTTCACGAATATTTGCATTTAAATAAACTGAGAATTAATTATGACGCTCGGTGATAATGTACGAAGGATATAATTCCTGCATCATCCTTTTTTGTCTAAGAAAGACTTCCATTTTGTCATTCGGTGTTAGAGACTCCGTGACAAAATCGACAATCTTCTCATCGTGACGAACATCGATTTCGATCTTATAACCCCAAAATTGAGTAGGGGTCAAATCCTCATAGGCTTTCGCAGTGGGGAACAAAATCTCTTCATTGAGAGCAATCGCACTTAGGTGACGGTGCATGACACGTAAACGATTTCTTATTGTATTCATGTTGAATGTTTTCAATGTACATACATACTTAAGTTAAAAAAGACAATCTATCATATACCATGTGCGGTATCATAGCGTTGTTCGGTGATGAAGTAGAATTTCCTAGACACGTGTTGGATCACAGAGGTCCGGACGAATACAAAAGTTTGACACTTGGAAAATGTCAAATGGAATTTTACAGACTCGCTATTAATGATTTAACGTCTACGGGTATGCAGCCATTTAAAAATGATAAATCAATGCTTGTGTGTAATGGTGAAATTTACAATCACAAACAATTTAGAATTGGAAATGAAAAGGGTACGAGTGACTGTGAAATACTTTTACCTATGATCAATAAGTACGGAGTGATCAAAACATTATCTAAAATAAACGGCGATTTTGCGTTTGTGTATACTGATGGTAAACGTGTTATCGCCGCCAGAGATCCAGTTGGTGTGAGACCATTATTCTATACTCGATACGAGACGGGATCTATCGCATTTGCGAGTGAAGCAAAAGCACTCCTGAACCTAAGGTCTACAATTCACATTTTTCCACCGGGACACTTTTATGACTCGTATGTCGATGATTTTGTGTGCTATTACACAACATATTGGGATATTAACACGAGACCATTTAGACAGAATATTCGAAAAGCCCTTGAAGAAGCCGTGTATACACGAATTGATAACACGGAGAGAGACATTGGGTTTTTACTTTCTGGTGGACTTGATAGTAGTATTATTGCTTCTATTGCCACGAAGAAGTTGGGTAAAATTAAGACCTTTTCTATAGGACTTGAAGGAAGTCCCGATCTAGAAGCTGCTAGGAAAGTGTCAAAATATCTTGACACCGATCACACCGAAGTGACATTCACCGTAGAAGAAGGTATTTCGAATGTGAAAAACGTGATTAGATCACTCGAATCATATGATACAACCACCGTTCGAGCAAGTACACCCATGTGGTTATTGTGTAAATATATCAAAGAACATACGACGTGTCGTTATATTTTCTCTGGGGAAGGTGCTGATGAAATATTTGGTGGATATCTCTATTTTCATAACGCTCCGAGTGTTTCCGAGTTTGTACATGAAACGATGCGTCGTCTAAAACTAATTCACCAATTCGATGGGTTACGTGCGGATAGATGTGCGGGTGCTCATGGACTTGATTTAATCGTACCATTTCTCGATAAGAAATTTATCGAAGCTTCGATGATTATAAACCCGAAACTTAAAGTGAATCCAATCGAGAAATATATTTTAAGATCCGCATTTGAGGGTTATCTTCCGGATGAAATTCTGTGGAGGAGAAAAGATGGTATGAGTGATGCAGTTGGAACGAATTGGGTGGACCAAATAAAAAAATATACGGATGGGATCGTGGATGATGTGACATTCAAAAAAATTAAATGTGATGCGAGTGAACATAACACACCATTAACAAAAGAGGAGGCTTTCTATAGAAGTACGTTTTGGGACATGTACGGTAAAGATTCAGATCATCTGATCAGTGAAATCTGGAGACCTAAATGGACGAAGATAAAAGACCCAAGTGCTCGATTACTTATAAAGCATTAAAATTTCAGAAACTGCCGGGTGTCTAACAATATCTGTTTCGTCCATTTTCACGTGATCGATATAATCAAGATCTTGACAGTCGATGCGATTCACGAAATCGATGAGACCGTTATTTCCATCTAAATCACTTTGGTAAATATCTCCGAGAATGACCATTTTAGAATTTTCACCCAAACGCGTGAGTAACATTTTCATTTGATTGGGTGTTGAATTTTGCATTTCATCTGCGATGATAAACGTGTCATCAAACGTTCGTCCACGCATGAATCCGAGTGGTTCGATGTGAACCCTGGCCTCAACCTGATTACGTGTGAGATACATTTCTATGATTTCCATCATCGGTGTAGCCCATGGTTCCATTTTACTTCCCATATCTCCGGGTAAGTAACCAAGATCTTCATCCGCGGCGACAACTGGTCTGGTACATATAATTCTACTGAATTCGCGTTTTGCGAGACGAACAGATGCTTGCTGACATGCGAGAATAGTTTTACCAGATCCAGCCGGTCCAGTGGCAATTAAAATTGGCTTAGGAGAGGAAATGTGTCTTAAGTAGGTACACTGACCCGGGGTTTTAGGAAATTGCATATATAATAACTTAAGGTTTTTAATCCCAATATTAAATAAGTATGGACTTTCACTTTATCACCTTGAAGTCTATGGGTGCCGCTACGATTTTGGACAGTAACAAAGTATCTAGATTTATTTGTTTTAAGGAGCGGTCGACTGCGTATAAATATGCGACTTACCTGGCAAAACACAAAGCTCGATTTGGAAGGTGGCCGTGTGTAGACTTGTCAAGTCCGTTTGTTAAAGTGAACCAGGATGAGAATCATGAACTCGAAGATTCGAAAGATTACATGAGTTTACTGGCACTCAGCTATAAAAATCGTGAAGATTTGGATGCTCTGACTATAATGACAGGTATTCAGTATTTTTACTGTCATGAGTTTGAATACGAAGATTTGTTATCCATTCGTATGACTGGTCAAGACATAGATGGTGTGGCTGATGAGTTTATGTATCGAGAAAACATGGACATCAGTTTAAAGAATATGTGAGTGTAATACTAAATGTCTTCCGAGTTTGTTTCTAAATTCGATCCCATGAACGAGGAGCATGTACTATGGCTTCAAAAAATTGACAATGTGATGGCCCACCTCGCCCCCGATAAACAAATGAACATCGCAAAAGATATTAACGAGAATCCTTTTGGTATTAAGGGTGAAAATGTCCTCGACTGGGCGTATGTACATTTTCAACTCGCGTTGAAGTATTCCCAGGGTGTTCTTCGCGGAAAGGCGTTCATTCCGAAGACTTTTCCTCAATGAATGCGAGATACTCTTGTAGTGTAAAATCTTGAGGTTCGGAATCTTTATCCATTCGAACCAGTAAAATTTTTCCTAAAACAATCTCTTCGTGAAAAGGTGGTGGAAGTGTGTTTTCATTTTCTTTTACACCATTTACACATTTCATTATCACCACATCTAAGTTTGGCCATTGTCCTATGAAAGTTGCCGGTCCAGAAAGTATTTTAAAAATTTCCTTTTTTACAGGGTCTATATCAAGGTCTATTTCTACAACATCTCCTTTACTCTCATTTATTAAAACGGCTTTATTCATTTGTGTATATAAATAAAAAAATTGTCTTTTAATAAATGAACACTTTATTCAAATACTTGATAGCTCTTGTCATTGTACTTGTTATTCTCAGGAAGACTGAGCTTTATTCCCCTGAATTTCTGACTCGTAGGGATTTTTTATCCGAAAGCTGGAATGACAGGAAAGAAGAGAAGCGCAAACGTGGAGATGGTTCTGGACAATCCAAGCCAGATGTGTTTAACACATGCTCACCCGAATCATTTGAAGAGTGTGCCAAAGTTGCGATGCCACACTTAAGTCGGTATTAAAATCATATAAATTTATACATACTATGTCACGGGATTTTGTCGTTAAACGAATCGCGACGTTACTCGATTTACCCCATGATCATGTAACATGTGTGAATCTCGAGAAATCAATTCATAATTGGGCTGTGAATCGCTCCGTAGAATGGTCGGACACACCCGCGGCAGATAATCATCGTCACATGAACCGATATAAATGTAAGTTTCTCGAGATTCAAAAATGTTTAAAAATGTCACCAACACTAAAACCCGATTTACTAAAGGGTGTTATCAAAGCGTCTGAAGTTGTACATCTACCACCGAATACATTATGGCCAGATGGTCCTATGTCTAAAGAACTTGAACGAAAAATGGAAAGAGACGCACAGAAAGATTATAATGCCGTGAATGATGTTGACTATAAAGGGGCATTCAAATGTGGAAAATGTAAATTATGGAAAACAACATATTACGAAATGCAGACCAGGTCGGCAGATGAACCTATGACTGTATTTATTACGTGTCACAACTGTAATATCAGATGGAAATCTTGAGTGAGTATTTAGAGTCTGTGAGATCCGTGTCCATATCACCTACAGAGAGTATGTACGTGTAATTTGATTCTCGTTTAAATTTACCTTTATTTTCAGCCGGTGTGAAAACGAGCTGATCATATTTAATATCATGCATAGCTAATTGATTTCTAGTAAACATAACATTCTCATAAAACCCCGGTCTTGCCGTGACAATGATCATTTTATATCCCAATTTTTGAATCTTTTTATAAATAGTATATACATCTTCTATTCTTTCCCCTGTTTTTGAACTGATAAGAGTGTCGTCAATGTCAAACATAGCCGCATCCTTTGGATCCCTGGTGAATGGAATGTTCATATATATATTCCAAGAAAATGTTATTTAAGAACATAAAACACCACTTTGTAAATGGAAGGTCAAATTGTAGACGTCGAGTACGAAGACGGTGATGTTGATATTTGTAGAATTATTGAAGATCACATCACGGAGTGTGTGGTAGAAGCTCTCGAATACGATCTATCACGTAATATGTACATGTTTTGTGGAATGACGACGATCATTCCCAAAGAATCTATTTCGGGATTTTATGATGTCACAGAACTAGAAGATACAGGACTCTATAGATTAACCGATGATGGGTGTTACTACGAAAGACTCGATAATTCCGATTCGGATTACGATTTTTCAAGTGGTGATGAGGTCAGCAGCGAATCTGATATCAGTCTATGTGATGAAATGGAATAAAATGTGTGTATAAAGTATAATGAAAAACATTCTTCTTCCAGCGGCGATCGCTCTTCTTATCACCATAATTGTGTGTAAGTGTATGAAAGAGACGTCTTTATACGAACATGGCGCTCACAAGAAGAAGGAGGGATACTGCTCCGCTTGTGCCGGCAATTAATCACGCTTAAAAGAAACCCGCGCATGTGACGTAAGTGATAAATGGCTCCGTATACACCACCCAATACTCATTACAGTCAGATGGATGTCTCTATGTATTCCGAGGACGATTTATATAAGTTTATTGGAAAAGGTGGTAAGAAATTTTATTGGCTCACACGCTTTCTAGATCTTTCTTATTTGTGGTATGATAAAGATAGAAAAGTCATCGAGATTTGGGGACCATACGAATCTCTTCAAAATTTTCAAGCGCATCACGTCATTGAGTGTGAACTAGACTTAAGTTGTAATAAAATCGTAGATATGTAATAGATGATGAAGCGTCCTCAGTTACGAGTTCGTGTACCTTCATCTACAACACCACTTACCCGTCCTACTGAGGGTGTTGTATATGATATTCTTAAACAGTCGACAGTAACGCGTCCGGTAAAAAATGAGGTGTTCGCGTGTCAAAACGCGGATGTATATGTTAAACTATTGAAACGAAATTATGAATACTATGGTGTACCTTTTAAAAAGCCAAACGTAGTTGAAAGTTCCCTTACACCAAAATACATTCATAGAGATGTAGAAAAACATATCGAAAATCCTGATCAAATACGTGTAGTACTGAACGTTCTTAAATCTGGTAAAGTTCGTGTCAAAATTTTTCCACAAGTTGCGCAGTTGTGGGAAACGTATTATTCAAAAAATAAAAAACCATTGTTTAAATCCATTGTTGCCGCTTATAAATCTATCGGGTATTCCGAAAATTTTATTCAAAACATGCAGGAAAATTATAAGAAGAGACAACTGTTTAAGAAAAAGTGTGAAAAGATTTTAGAAAATATATTTGATAAATCGGTTACTTCTAGAAAGAAGATTGTAAAACCTAAAATTGTTGAAAAGAAAGAGGAGGATGATATCGAAGAAGAAGAGGAAGAAGAAGAGCTGGAAGAAGAGCCGGAAGAAGATGAAGCTATTGTAGAAGAGGATGATATCGACGAGGACCCCGCTGAAGATGTCTGTCCGGATGATTTCGATTAATAACTTAAAAAGTTGTATCGTTTATATATTAGGAATGTTTGGAACTGCGATTCCGGTATCCGCCCCCGTGGTGAGTCTTAAACCCAGTTATTCTAAGAAGCGTGTAAGTGAATTCGTAAATGATATAAAACACAAGAAAGTTGAAGAAGTTTTAATTAAACCAAATTACAATAAAGCATACTATATAGATAAGGATGGTGATTATGGTGTGTCGGAATATACGTACACACCAGAAATTTGGAAAGAGTTGATCGATACAGAGACTGTGTTTGATGTAAATATGGATGTTCCGTTTACCGTGGCCACGGGTGCGACAACATTCTTCGTGATTGTTCTCGCAATCGCCGTATTTCGAATGCTATTTTCACAACAAAATGGGGCTGGTGTTGGATCTCCTTTTAACATGCAGACCGGAAATTTTGATCTCGAAGAAAATGTGAGTACACGTTTCGAAGATGTACAGGGTATTGATTCGGCCAAGGGTGAGCTTACCGAAATTGTCGATTTCTTAAAGTCGCCCCTCAAATACATTACATCGGGCGCAAAAATTCCAAAGGGTGCCATTTTGACGGGAAAACCCGGTACTGGAAAAACGCTACTTGCTCGAGCTATCGCAGGTGAATCGTCCGTTCCATTTATTCAATGTAGTGGATCTTCTTTTGTCGAAATGTTCGTGGGAGTGGGCGCGAAGCGTGTTCGCGAGATTTTTGAACTCGCACGTAAAAATGAACCATGTATCATTTTCATTGATGAAATTGACGCCATAGGTAAAAAGCGTGGTGGAAATGGTTTAGCTGCGAATGACGAACGCGAACAAACGATCAATCAGTTATTGACTGAAATGGACGGATTTGATAATAATTCACAGATCGTGGTCATAGCTGCGACGAATCGCGTAGACATTTTAGATGACGCGCTTCTTCGACCCGGTAGATTTGATCGTAAAATTCAGGTAAGCCTTCCTGATGTGAGAGGACGTGAGAAGATTTTGCGGGTTCATTCTAAGAATAAAAAATTGGATGAAACTGTATCTCTGCGCGATGTTGCGAAACAAACGACTGGTTTTACGGGTGCCGATCTCGAAAATCTCATGAATGAATCCGCTATCAAAGCAGCTGATACTGGTATTATCACGAATGACATCGTTGAAGACGCATTCCAACGTGTAGTCGTAGGCGCTAAAGGTGACACGGTTTTTTCGGAGGAGAAGAAACGTTTGGTCGCGTACCACGAAGCCGGTCATGCTATTATAGGAGCACTTTCACAAGATTATGATACTGTTCGTAAAGTGAGTATAATTCCTAGAGGAGATGCGGGTGGTGTGACATTTTTTCAACCATCCGAAGATAACGCGGACTCTGCTATGTACACGCGCGAATATCTCGTTAAACAAATTATGGTCGCCCTCGGTGGACGCGCGGCGGAAGAAATTGTGTATGGCCCGGATAAAGTTACGACCGGTGCTTCGAGTGACTACGCCATGGTATATACGATTGCGAAAGAAATGGTAACGACTTATGGTTTTGGTACATACAAATTTGATTATCGTGATATGTCGAATGAGTCTAAATACCTCGTTGATAAGGAGATTAATACTATCGTTGACATGTGTTATGCGCAAGTGATTGATGTTCTTAATACACATAGAGATAAACTCGAGTTTTTGAAGGATAAACTCATCGAAGAAGAAATTATTGATGGTGCGTGTGTATATCAAATGTTTACCAATGACGACTGTTCGGAATTTGAATGTAGTGTTGATTTCACCTAAGTAGTTTAAAGTTTATGTAATTGTATATATTAAAATGTCTTACATCGCGTGGGACACGGAAACGACGGGTTTGCCCATGACCCGCGATAGGGCAACTCCGGATAATGTTCATTTATTTGACAAGTGTCGTATGGTTTCGATTGCGTGTGTGAAGTATTCGTCACATGGAAGAGAGCTCGGTTCTCATCACTCCATCGTTTATCCAGACACGTACGAAGTGACTGCGAGTGAAATACACGGAATTACACATGAAGATGCACTTGCGAATGGTTTTCCTTTTCTTCAAGTTTATAATAAGTTTGTAGATGCTATTAAGGAATCTGGTTCTAAAATTATGGTTGCACATAATTCAGAATTTGACGAAAATGTTTTATTCAGTGAATGCTATCGTCGGGGGATTTCAACGGAACCTTTCAAGGATGTGACGTTTGTGTGTACTCTTGATATGACCAGAAGAATATTCATGACGAGTATGAAACTTATCATTTTGTATGAAAAGTTGACGGGTGAAGTTTTTAAGAACGCGCATAATGCACTTGCCGATTCTCGTGCGTGTGGTGTCGTATATCCCATTCTTCGGGATAAAAAACTGGTTCACAAAAATATCGGTGTTCCAAAAATTGTACTCAAAGCTTCGGATGTTGCGGCTATGATTGGTCGTAACCGGTATAAAAAACCGAATGAAGTTGCCAATAATTTGTGGGCTAAGTATTCTCCTAAAACGTTTAAAGGTCAAACAGTTGAACAAATCGCACTTTCCGCAATTAGTGAATGTCCAGTTTCTAAAAGTCTACTCATAGATACACAAAAATTTAAATCGACAGATAGTTCATCTGTAGAACAAAAGTATCGCGCCGTGACGAGACAACTAGTGGATAATTGTCAGCTTGAGTCATCTAAGATGAACGCGGTGCGTGATCATCTTCGTAAGACGTTATATACAGAGCATGGAATTTCACACGAAGACAAAACGGCCGAAATGAATCCAAACTTTATTCGTGATGACACATTTTATAAATATAAAGTGTGTACGATTGAGGGTACTGTGTATGAGTTAGTTGGTAGGGTGGATCGTCTTGTGAAAGACATAGACGGAAACTTGACAATCGTAGAAATTAAGAATAGGGCAAATGGTTTATTTCGAAATGTAAGGGATTATGAAAACATTCAGTGTCAAACTTACATGGAGATGTTAAATTTGAACAGTTGTCAACTAATCGAACAATATAACGAAAAGTCGGGAACATATCACATTTTGAGAAATAAAGAGGAGTGGGATATGGAAATTTTACCAAAACTTAAACATTTTTGTGAGTACTTCCACGGTGAACTTTCGAATTAAAGTATTGTTATTTAATATGAACGCGGGAGTTGCTATTACTTTAACAAGTGCCATAGCTGGATATGGTATTCTAGATTTTGTGCGATTGTTGAACAAATATAAAAAAAATATGAATAAATAATATAATGCTCATTCTGAATGCGATTTGTCACAACATGGTTTCTATGGGACCTACATACACAAGGAATATTTATAAATGGCTAAAAATGGCACTCTTCGATGCACCGTATATGTTTATACTAGACGTTCAACTTGAATATATGAGACTTGAAAGGGACTTAAGTTGTACACCTTATACCGAAATTCATACACACGAAGAGTAATGGAATATTTTGTTTCCGTGTATTCACACGACTTTGCTCTCGCATTTTGTCAGGCAACCGAACCACTTTGTCCAGATATTCAGAGACTTATCTGGAAAGAAGTATTACACGCGCCTTATAAACGAGAACCACCACCCACCCCCGAAAAATGTCGAGTATTATACAATCGTTTTTCGGGTACTTTACCCCGCAACCTCGGGGAAAATATGTGATCGCATATAATCAACACAATGAACGTGTGATTTTACATTTTCCGGATGAGGAAAATGACGTTGATAAATTTAAAAAAATAAATGAACGGCGAAAAAAACTAGAAATTCTCAGTTTGAAATGTGATAAACTCGTTTCATTTTTCAAAAAGAGACGGCGTGAAAATGAACACTTAAACAAAAAATTAACCAGACTCTGTGAAAAGGTTCACAGAGAGTTGGAAGCGAATGTGGTAAAAAGTGCCAATCACTTATTTGTGGAATTTAAATCGATCGAGTCGGAAATCAAACAATCTTCGATATCACATCTAGATTTATCCGTTTTAAATACCTAAGTTTAATATGTATAACTAAAAAAAGTATGTCTCATTTCCACGAACTCATGAATTTGATTGACGAAGTTTCTGAAATTATACCCGAAGGTGTATACATTAAAATATGCGAAGTCATAAAAAAAGCGTATGAAGAACCTTTGTTTACACACTTTGAATTCGAACCTGTTATTTTCGCAGGTGAACCGCCACTGTTACCGGAAGAGTATGAAGGAATTCCGCTTTCCGAACTCGGTGGAGGTCCGGCACACTGGACTTATGGTTTACCACCAGAACTCGCGATGTCGGGCCAGGAGTAATCGGGTTTGCGCGTGTATTTTCCGAGAGAGAGTGCCCCGGCGGCATATAGCGAGAATACCCATAGTGGCACACCCGGGTATGTTTCTTGTAAATGTTTTATAGGATTTGTAAAATATATACGATCATTATTCTGTTTTAAAGAAAAATAAATCGGTGGTAATAAAAGCCCCATTAAAACGTGTCTATTTCTAACTTTTCTTCTATACATGAATGTGAGTAACATAGTTGGTAACCAATGCACAAGTATATCAGCTCTTTGAAGTGTTTTTTCATCACCTCTCGTATATTTTTCCGCTATTTTATTCGGGTATATATACGCGATGACTGATCCCGTTAGTAAAGCTCCCATGTTAGCCGGAAGCATCATTTTTAGTGAACCACCCGCCACGGCTGTTGTTATGTTCATTACATTTATTATAAACGTGAGTGGTGGGTTATTCATGTGTGAACAAGGATGAATGTTTTTAATACATTTAAAATTATAAAACATTGTACACACATGATTCGAAAACTGTTTGACATTTTTTTAAAAGTAAAAAAACCACAACTCGGAAGGTGGAATCTCAAAACATGTCAAGAAGTTACCACATCGATTAATTCAATTTATCAAAATAGGGATCACTGTGGGGACACGATATGTAAATCACCGAAGAAAGCCTCTGATTATTTTTACACAAAACAAAAAACGAGAAATTCCCCGCCGCGCTCGGTCCGTACTCACAGGCGATCAAGACGGTGAACGCGAGGCCGCCTTCGAGGCCATTTTATTAAAAGTTCTACACCCCCTACGATACGCTGGGTCAATAATGCCAGCTCGACACGTGTCCGTAACTGTTTCTTTACATGCTTTGATTTTATTTCGATTACATTCTATACCCCCCCTACTTTCTGTTGTAAGTGGTATACACTGGAAACATTCTTCCGCGGTATATGTACGATCACGTTCAGCACGGTCAGACGCAGTTGTATAGGATGAACTTAAATCCAATGTCACATCTGGGCTTGGTTTAATTTCTAAGTATTTGGGGCAATACTCGTTAAAGGATGGATCATTTGTACACGTCACGTCGATCACGGTCGCGCAGATATTCTGTTCCTCTGTAGTTTTAGTTTCGTTACACTTTTCATCTCCGAATGGAGCGCACGGAAAACACGAACTTTGCATACCCGTGGCAATTTCTGATCTTTGTTCTTCGGACATGGGTTGATGATCTTGGTTACCCGTGGCCGCGCTGAATAAGTCACCCGCACCCGACGCAGCGGCAGAGGCGGCTTCACTCGCGGCCCCCGTTACGTCTCCACCAACCTCAAAAAAAGATCTTAAAATCTCAAAGAGACCTGAGAAGGGACCAGCTAAAAGTAGAGAAGACGATGAGCAACACAAACAAAATGCGATTAACATCGCGGGTCCGGCGAAATTTGTAACACTCGACGATGACATGTACTATATATTTAGAAAAAAAAATACATACTGATGTATGTACGAAGTGTATACTGATGGAAGTTGTCTCGGTAATCCCGGTCGTGGTGGTTGGGGTGTTGTTTCCAAGGATTTTACACTGAGTGGCAATCTTCAAAATACGACAAATAATGTTATGGAAATGACTGCTGTCATTAAAGCACTCGAACACTGCGTGAAAAACGGATACCACGATGTTCGCATATTTACTGATAGTAATTATGTGAAAAATGGAATAAGTTCCTGGATTTATAACTGGAAACGGAATGGATGGAAAACATCATCCGGGTCTGATGTAAAAAATAAACAACTATGGATTCATCTCGATACAATCAGGAGAGACGTGAAAACGATCGATTGGAAATGGGTGAAGGCGCATAACGGAAATCCTATGAACGAAAAGGTTGATAAACTTGCTCGCGAATGTGCGAAAAACTTATCCGCGTAATATAAGTGATGAGTGAAGTGGATGTGCCTCAGGGTTCTGTATGGTGTGAAAAACAGGAAAAATTATTAATCAAATGGGCTGAAAAAGCGGCCGGGTACAGATGGTTACATAATCATGCGAGATTGTATTTTAAAAAACAAAATGATTATTTATCCTATCCGAGTATTGTTATAGCAAGTATAACGGGTGTGGGTGGTTTTGCCGTCTTAAATCCGAGTGGTAATGATGATGTAAGTTCCGATACGAAAACGCGTATTATAATTATTCAGTACTTTTTCGCATTTTTAAACGTAATGGGTGGTATTCTAACATCGATAAGTAAATTTAGTCAGAGTTTAAGTTTATCAGAAGCGCATTCATCCATGTGTGTGCAGTGGTCTAAATTTTATAGGAATATTGATATGGAATTGTCTTTGGATACTAAAAATCGTGCGAACGTTGTTGAATTTGTGATGAAATGTAGAGAAGATTACGATAGACTTTTAGATGAAGCGCCGGATATTCCTTCAATTTCTATAGAAGCGTTTCAAGTTCAATATCCCGACAAAGAAAATAAACCGGATGTGTGTAATGGTCTCAGTATCGTTGTAAACGAAGAGACAAATTCTATTGTCGCATCTAAACGTAGTGTAAACAGATGGATGGGAGCATTCACAAACATGAATTTTAAAAGAAAAAGTCGGGATATGAGTGGAGATGAGGAAAATGCGATGCATCGAGTGGAATCTATGTAAAAATATATGTATATATAAATGTATTTCCCAGCAACAATTATTGTAGTTACGCTACTGTATGGAGGTATATACGCGAGTATAAAACCCGATGAATTTGGATTTAAAACACCTCTCGATCCGTATTATTTCGCATTCACAACCATGTCTTCTGTTGGATATGGTGATTTTACTCCTAAAACGAATCGCGCCAAACTTCTTGTCATGTCCCAGCAGATACTCCTGCTTATAGAAGTGAGTGCGATTATGGGTCTTTTCGCTGATAAAAAGTCGTATATAAAGAGTTTAAAAAAAATGTTAGAAACTAAATAATGATCCTACGGCGTATGGTACATCGCTTATCACGAAACACTTTACTTTTGGATTATGAAAAACGCATGCGTTTGGATGATTGGTCGTTGTTGATGGATCCATCATCCAAAAGGACACGTGGTTTTAATATAAATATCGAAGTTGATCACGAGAACAAAAAGATTTATTTTGAGACGGAGACTATGACAAATTATGAAAGGGTGACAATTTTTATGAAAGAAAAGAATAGATTACGAAATATATTTCCAGATTACATTTTAACTGAACATCATACTTAAAAGTCTCTCATTATATAATACTATGTGTTTTCCATTTTTATTCTTTTCTCGAAAAACTAAAAATTTTATACGCAAATTAGAATGTTCATGTGAATTGTGTGGAAAAGTGTTCGATGACATGGAATCTTTGATAAAACACATGGGATTTCATGAAACACATCAGATAAATACCATACTCACAACGGGGTTTGGTACAGTCAGGTGTAATAAGTGTTGGACATCATTTAAGACTGTATTCGAAATGGCTGATCACCCGTGTGCTACCGTGATTGAAGGACTTTCCCCCGTGACAAGCTCTGATGATTTAAGTAGTGTACTTATTCATGATTAGTATCATCTTTCATTTTAACGGACCAATTGCCTTCTAATAGTGCTGTTCTGCGATCATGATCCGTGACTGGTACTGTTTTTCTCGGAGGAATGACAAGCGCACCGGGATTTACGACGAGACAGCTTACAAAACCTTCTTCGCACTGAAGTTCAATATCTTCGCGAGTTACGTGAACCGCATTGGGTGTTTTATTCATTTCGGCTTCTAATAGTGTTTTGTATCTTATAGCTTCGTCAAATCTACGAAATGCGATGATATGGTTATACGAAACGTCGTCATTCCGTATTTCTTGAAGAGTGTACATGCCCTGGTTTTTTGTTTCAATATCGAACATCAAGATGTAAAATGAATTCCAACCTTTAATGTCTGATAAGGGTGTCGTGTTCTTGTTACCGATCGTGTTTACAGAATTCGCCTGGGCACGAACAGAATATTTTCTTTTCACCCTTTTCACATGGAAAGGTCTATACAAAAATTTTGTACAAAGAGTCGCCATACTCTAATATGGTGTAAATTTAATAATATCGTGCAGTTTACCCACACTCCAAACGAGACCCAAGATTGCGGCTGCGTTTTTACACGTCTCGTTTCGAGTGTTCATTTGTCTGATTTTTGTATAGTTTTGGGTTTACTTAGGTTATCGTGAACATGAACTTATTTTTTGAATAATATTGGTTCTATAATCCTCATTCATTTTGTCGGTAAAATAATACTGTTTATGTAACCAATCTAGAGTTTTAGAGTCAAGTTGAATTACATAATTATTACCAATTCCTTTACCATTTCGAGGAATTAAGTTTGTTTTATCACCGTATAAATATTTGAGTAAATCAAAAAAATTATAACCTTTACCACCGGTAGTCTGATTCATATGAAGACCATACGTAGTCCAAAGAACATTGGGATTTTCTCTATGTACTTTTGGATCAAATTTCACGAGTTTTTCACCATCAAACTTCAACGCAACTCTTTGACCAACCTGTAATCTATAGAGATGATTTTCTACTCGTTTTTCTGTATTCAAAAACATCGCATTGTTTCTAACAACCCTATTTCTCATAGCATTTACATATCTCTTGGAATTAATACTATTTTCCATCTTACGTGGTACACCAACAGACTTGTTTCCATTTCTTACGATAGTTTTTAATGTGTGAGTTCGTCCATGGTTCATAGCGACAAGAGCTTCTGCGAATGTGCGGTAACCAAATGTTTTTGAATCACCAACATTAGCAAAAACTACACGTCTTCTCAAAAGTGCATCATCTATTTTACCCCTAAAACCACACCACCCGGCACCTTTTTTAGCTCCGTGCTTTTCCATCGCATTCCACACAAAATATAAAAATAAAGATTTAGGACTAAACGCCTTGAATGTACTGGGGTTATTAACCATGTTTTGAAGAGATCTATTAGAAAGAGAATCATGATCAGCGGGACCCGATTCTAAAGCCAAAGGTAATCCATGTACCCGTTTTGTAGCATAGACCACTTTAAATGATCCAATGAGTTTTCTTAGATCTTCTGGTATACGGTTTAGGGTTTTTTTAGTTTCACCTAGACTAGCGATATAGCTATCAAAATTTCTCAGACGATTTTTATTATTTCTTGCTTGATGTTTTAAATAAAATGTGATTGCCTTGACAGCATCGAGATCCTTTATTCTTTCATTAAGTCTCTTACTGAGATCTTCTATATAACTTTTAACCGAAGTATCACTACCCTCAGATACTAACTGACGTGAAAGTTTTATGAAGGTATCTTTACTACAAAGTGATAAAATGTCATACACTTTATCTTTATTTTCTTGTAAATTGTTAAATGCCACGTTTTCATTCGGTGTATTTGCCTGAGATCCACCCGCACATATCAACTGTAATCCACGTAAGAAAGACAATTGAGTTTTAGTTAGACCCGAATAAGTGTAACGTTTAACACGGGTACAAATCAGTTTGTAGTGATTCAATATCTGTTCGTATCTACTTCTATTGAAATCTTTAGGTAATTGATTCTTAAATTTATTATAATCATTTACAAGATTTATAAATGAATTTAATGTTTCGTCACTTATTAATATTGGATTGAATGCATTTTCGGATCTTCCTCCGACACGTGCAACAAATTTGGATCTGGCTCTACCAATAATATCATTCCTCTGCGCTTTCGTCTTTGGAACCACATTGTATAAAAATGGATACTTGTATACTTTATTTATATTGTTTGCTTTATTGGGGCGTTCACGTTTTAATGCGTTGCGATTCGTGTTGTTCATCGGTCTAACATTTATAGTTTGTTGAGTGTTTTGAGTGCGAGTTGGGGGTGTGTTTTGAGTGCGAGTTGGGGGTGTGTTTTGAGTGCGGGTTGGGGGTGTGTT